CACCTACGATGAGGCGATCGGAGCGGCCGGCCGCATCGCAATCTACCGCGCGGGTGAGGCCGGGGCGTAGGCCCCGTAAACCCCAGGCCCCGTGCCAAGGCCGAGCAGAGGAGACGACGATGAGCATGGTAGATCAGAAAAAAGTCTATGTGTCCGTGGATCAGGCGAGCGCGATCAAAAGGGGTCTGGCGTACTGGGGCCCGCAAGAGATCGATCTCGCTGCGGTGCTCGCGCTGCTCACCGAGGATGAGCGCGCGCACCTGCGGGTCAACGATTGCGCGATAAGCAATAGCTGCGAGAGATTTCCCTGCCTCGGGGTGACCAGTTGGGCGTCATCGCTCACCGTGCCGTCGACGGATCCAGCCGATGTCGTCGCCGATATCCGGGAGTGCCTCAAGGGCCTCGCGCAGCGCCAGAGCGATAAGTCGGGACATGACAAAACCCCAGGCGAAAGCGAGTCCCCCAATGCCTAACCTCCCCACCCTCGACGAGGTGACCGACGCGGCCCGCCGCATCGCGATCGCACGCGCTCTGGAGCTCCACGGCTGGCAGCTCCGTGCCGCAGCGAGAGCGCTCAGCATCACGCCTGGACGGCTGCGCAGACTGATTGCGGAGCTGGGACTCGACGCGACCTATTATGAGCGCAATCCTGGAGTGGGGAAGTACGAGCGCAAGGAGGTACCCGACCAACCGGGGAGTGACGGAAGTGTCGCCAAAAAAAGGGAAGCGCCGTGAGCCTACCTGATGCTCCGTGAGCACCAAGGAGCGTTTTCTTGCGGCCTTCCGTGACTGTGGCCGTGTCGACAAAGCCGCCGCGCAACCAAATAGTAATGACATATACGGTTGTTAGCTGTAGTCTAAGCAGACATGGACACATACGTCGACTCGCCGCTCACCGGCCGGCAACGAGAGCTCCTCCTTTTCATCGCATCCCACATCAGCAAACGAGGTTACAGCCCCTCGCTCCGTGACATCTGCGAGGAGCTCGGCATCGTCTCGACGAATGGCGCGCTCGACCACCTGAACGCTCTCGTGCGGAAGGGATGCCTCTCCAGAGATGCTGGCACGGCGCGGTCCCTGCGACTGACGCCGCGGGGAACGGAAGAGGTCGATGAGTAAACCGAGCAAGGTTGCCACTCGGGCGTTGACGAAAAAGCGTCGGCGCATGCGCTCCCGGACCAGCAAGCAGAGGGTCGTATTCGTCGGTCGCCAACTCAGAGCCGTTGACCTGCGCATCGGCGGGTACAGCTATCGGGAGATCGGCAAAGAGATCGGAGAGAGCCACGAAGCCGCTCGCAAACAGGTTAAGGATGCTCTCCAGAAGATCGAGACGGCGACGGCAGAGAGTGCGCAAGAGCTCGTGCGGATAGAGGTCGAGCGTTGTGATGCCATGCTCAAGGGTTTGTGGGGCGACGCCAAGGATGGCGATGTCGACGCCGTTATTGCCAGTCTGAGAATCGGCAAACGCCGGTCCGAGCTGCTCGGCCTCGATGCGCCGCAATCAATCAACCTGGGGGCGCCCGGTGGCGGCCCGCTGCGCATAGCCGGACTCGTCATAGCTCCGGATGACCTGCCGAAGCTCGCGGAGAAGGACCTCGATGCTCTCGAAACCCTCGCACGCCGGCTGGCAGTCGATCGGAATTCCGACCCTCAGCCAGATCCAAGCCGAAAGGGCTAGGCGAGCCGCCGAGATCCAATACGGCAACGCCGCCGATGCTGCGATCGACCACCTCGCCGAGTTCGTGCGGCAGGCCTGGCCCATCACCGAACCAAGTACGCCGCTCGTCTGGAACTGGCACCTAGACTTGCAGTGCGAGGCTCTCGAACGCCAAGCTCGCGGAGATCCTGGCTACCGCAAGATCCTCTTCTCCGTGCCGCCGGGCACCATGAAGAGCCTCCAGGTGTCGGTGTTCGAGCCTGCATGGGAGTGGCTGCATGATCCGGGCAGGCGCAAACTCTTCCTCTCGAACGATGACGCCCTCTGTGTGCGCGACTCCAGGCGCACGCGCGATATCATCACGAGCGAGTGGTATCGAGGGCTTGTGGCCCGCGCCGAAAGCAGGCAAGGCCGCCGGCCCTGGTATCTCGCCTTTGACCAGAACGAGAAGGTCAACTTTGCGAATGACCGACAGGGTTTCAGACAGTGTCGGTCGATCTTCTCCAAACTTACGGGGAAGCGCGCCGATGACATCGTGATCGATGACCCCGTCGACGCCAAAGAGGTCGTCAACGGCTCCATGGACCAGGTGGCCTCGCGCCTCAACGTCGTGAATAACGTCATCGAGAAAGTTCTCCCGAGCCGCGTGAACAATCTCGCAACGGCGCGGTGGACGCTCATCATGCAGCGCCTGCACGATGATGATCCCGCGGGCCACGCTATCGCTCAGGGTGACTGGCGCGTCATCAGCATCCAGATGGAATTCGAGCCGGACAACTCGCTCAACCATCCGAACGATCCACGCAAGACCTCTGGCGAGTTGATGTTCCCGGCCCTATTCCCCGCCATCGAGCTCACTAAGCTCAAAAACCTCCTCGGGTTGCGGCACTGGTCCTCTCAGTATCAGCAGCGACCGTTGCCAGGTGAAGGCGGACCGCTCAAGCGCTGGTATTGGTGCTTCTGGTATCCGGCCGACGTCCACAAGGTGCCGCCGCCCGTCCTGGCGAAGATGCCGGATGGCTCACAGCATGAGTGCCCGCAGAAGGCGCTACCGAGCGATGTCGGAGGCCACACGCAGAGCTGGGACATGGCGTTCAAGGACACGAGGGACAGCGCCTTCGTGGTCGGTCAGGTCTGGGCGGACAAGTACCCGGACTGCTATCTGCTCGATCAATCACGCGACAAGATGGACATCGTTGCCACACTCGACGCAGTGAAGGCGCTCAGCCTCCGGTGGCCGCAGGCCTTTGCCAAGCTCATCGAGGACAAGGCCAACGGGCCGGCAGTGATCGGACTCCTGCAGACGAAACTCCCGGGACTCACCGAGGTCAACCCGCTCGGCGGCAAAGAGGCGCGCGCCAATGCCGCCGCTCCCCTCTGTCGTGGCGGGAACGTCTGGTTGCCGCACCCGGCGCTCTTCCCATGGGTCAATGCTTTCATCGACGAGCTCGAAGCGTTCCCGGCTGGCAGATATGCAGACCAGGTCGATGCAATGACCCAATACCTGCTCTCTCACTACGGAGACATGGCTAACACAACGAGGATGCTGGCGAAGTGGTGATCACTCGACCGCGAATTCCTCGCCGAGAATATCCTCAAAGACTGGCTCTCCCCAGCACCGACACTGAATCGCCTCGCCTGGGTTTCCGCCCTCAGGGGGATTTGACCATCGGTAGATTTTGCCCTCGCGTGCCCAGTGACTCGGGCGAGCATCGGGGTATTTTCCCTCTGGGTTGCCTCGCACGCGCTCGTCTTGCGAGTTACGCCAGCGGTAGCGCGACAGACCGAGGTCTTCATTTCGCAATGCATTGAGTTGCCCGTTGAACTTCCCGATCTGGTCTCTGGCGATGAGCGCGGCCCGACTCTCGGCGACTGGATAACGGTCTTGGATCTCTTGAGCGAGATCTTCGACACGCATGCCCGAGCGGACGCCGCGCATGACGAGCAACTCCACGTCGTCAAGATAGCGGCCAGGAATCGAGGTGATGAGCTTGACGTTCTCCGTCGCAAACCCACCCATCGCAGTCTGTAGCCACGAGGCAGAGTGCAGAACATCTATCCCGAGGACCTGCTTGAACTGGCGATTGATTTGCTGGCGGTTGAAAAGCTCTGTCTGAGAGGCGGCGCCTTTCGCTGTCCTGGTCACGTCCTCTGTCGTCACGAGGCGCTCGTACTCAATGCGAATTTGACCGAAGGTGCGGCCGATGACCTGGGCATAGTCGTCATCGAGTCGTTCCGCATCCGACCTCAGACCTGAGGACCGAATGAGATCTCCGAGGATGGGTAGGAGCCTGCGCGCTATTAGGTCGCGAGCTGGCTCGATGAGACGGAGGATGTCCCGCAGGTAGACGCGCTCTAACATCCGAGTTTTCAGCGGACGCGGGATGCGCGGCAATCGTCGCCGTCTCGGCATACGTCGCAGTGCCGAGGCAAGGTAGATTTTCAATGCCTGGTTAGCCACGACTCACTTTGCCGGCTTCGGCGTCTCGTCGGCTTCCGGGGTCTCAGTTGGCTTCTCATCCTGCGGCGGAGGCTTCTGACTGCCGGCGATCTCAAGGGCCTTCTCCTGTGAAGCCTCGATAATGTCCATGGCGTCGAGCTGCTCGTCGAGAGTCGTCTCGGGGCTGTAGGTGTCGCCACCGAAACGCGAGGAGCGCACCTCCTCCGGATGGAGGACCTGTTGTGTGATGTAGATCTGGTCAGTCTGCGCTTGCTTGTTCCTCGCGTCGATCTTCTCTCCCTCCGTCGGCTGCCACAGCGGGTTGAAGGCGAAGCTCCAGTTCTCCGGCTCGACACCCTTTGTGGGCCCCAGCTTGGACCTGAGGAGGACGCGCAACAGGTATTCTATCTTGTTGCGGAGCATCGTTTCCTGCTCAGAGCGAATGTGGTCATAGAAGAACCGGGTGTTTGACTCTCCTGTCGCCTGGAGACCTGCGGGCGCCTGGCCCATCAGCAGCGTCACTGGGATGTCGGTGACTGCCGCCAGAAGATTGCAGAGTCGATCGAGGATTTCGGCGAGACCTGCGACCGAGGTCGTCGTGCGTTCGTAGGATTCTTCTGAGTCGAGGACCGCCCCGCGGACGATGGAACGGGTCAGATCGAGCGCCTGCAGACGGCGAAGGACCACGTCCGTCTGATTCGACCCGATGAGCTGAGCGAGGCCCTTCAGCTTGTAGACCGCCTGGGCGAAGTCCGTCAGCAGATGTGCCGCACCGTCGAAGCCCATCCAGAAGTCCCGCACGACGTCGATCAGGGGCGTCAGTGCAGAGTCGCACCACCCAGCGAGCTGCTCCTTGCGCAGGCGCGTGGTGAGGGCTCCGTCGAATCGGATGACGCGCGATTCATGGATATTCACCCCGAGCAAACCTTGCCCGCCAGCGCCTGGTATGTTTCGCCGCATGGAATAGAGCTCCGGCTCGCCATACTTCCCGCCGCTCACTGGGTCTGAGGGGTCGTCATATTTCTTGGCGACCTGGAGACTCCACCGGTCCACCACCGTGAGCCATCGCAGGGCCTTGAGGTTGTCGAGGTTGAGCGGGGCTTCCATCGTCCGGGAGTAACCGTCATCAGCACCGAGGATCAGAAGGGCGGTGCCGTGCAGGCGTGCCCAGGTGATCGCCTCGCGGATGGCTGCTTGAGCACCGAGGACCTGCAGCGCTTGCATGGTCTTCTTGCCGGCCTCCTCGTCGTCGCTCGTGATCGAGATCCATGCTCGCGTCATCTCTCCCGCCGGAAGGTCGCAGATGCGTCGAGCGATACCGTCGCCGCAATAGAGCTGGGTGAGCTCGGCTTCTTGCATCATCGAGGGTGTTGCGATCGTTGCGGATAGTCGCTTGTCGCGGGTCGAGTACCCAAGGCCGGTCAGGACGTTTTCCCATCCATCAGCGCGGACGACGTCGTTGGTCTGTTGCTGTTTTCGGCTGAAGATTCGAGAGAGGATGTTTGGCATTCGCTGAGAATGGCCTAGTGGCGCAAAACTACGTACCTGTAATTTTGTTCCCTGCAATTTTGTTCGGGGAACAAATGATCAGGTTGGCAGATCTCCGCCAATCGAACACGCTGCAACTCATGCCACAAGGCTGCACGCCCACCAACGACAACGCCGACCTCGTCTATCGCCTGGACGTCGGTGAGTTCAAGAAGCCGAAGCGCATGGACAATGGTTGGCTCCGAGCCGATGCGTTCCTGACGCGCGCCGGCATCTTCGAATACCTGCAAGCAGACGGCACCGTCCATCGCGAGCTCAGGCCACCCGAGGAAGTATTCCACGCGGACGCGATGGATACGCTCAAGATGCTGCCCGTCACCCTCACGCACCCGAAGGGCGAGCGTGGTGAGAAGGTGCTGCTCGACGCGGACAACACCAAGAAGTACTCGGTGGGCAACGTCGGCGACAGCGTCGAGCGAGTAGGGACCTACGCGAAAGCCTCGGTGATGATCACCGACGCCGCAGCCGTTCGCCGCGTGGAAAACCGCACGGCGAGCCAGATCTCGTGCGGCTACAACTGCCAGCTCGAAGAAACGCCCGGTGAATGGCAAGGCCAGCGTTACGACGCCATCCAGCGGGCCATCCGTTACAACCACGTTGCCTTAGAGCCCATCGGCCGTGCAGGGCCAGAGGTGGGCATCAGACTCGACGCCGGCGATGCCATCCAGGTGTCGCCGCATTCACAGGAGCAGACGACCATGCTGAAGATCCGGATCGACGGTGTTGACTTCGAAGCGACCGAACAACTCGCGCAGGCATTCACCGTCGCGCAAGAGAAGGCCGCCAAGGCCCTGGACGAGGTGAAGGCGCAGCTCAAGGCCAAGACGGACGACGCCGACAAGCAGAAGGCGCGCGCCGATTCCCTCGACGAGGAATTGAAGAAAGCGAAAGCCGCGCATGCCGACGCCGCCGACCCATCGAAGATCGAGGAAGCGGTGAAGACGCGCGTGGCGCTGGAGCGCACCGCCGGCAAGGTCCTCGGCGAAACCACCAAGTTCGATGAGATGACCGACGCCGACATCAAGCGCGCCGTCATCCTGAAAGTGCATCCCGGCGCCGAGGCGCAACTGAAGGACGCCAGCGCGGTCTATCTCCAAGACCGTTTCGACGCTGCCGTCGACGCGATCGAGGCCGGTGATGTCACCAACCCCGAGCTCGCCAAGGCCAGACAAGCGGCCGGACGGGCGTCGGGAGCCAATGACATGGAGAAGATCCGCACCGACGCGATGAAGCGTGAGAGCGAGGCCTGGAAGACCCCGCTGTCGGCAACCAAGGACGCAAGGAACTAACGCCGCCCTCGCGGGCGCCACATGTGAGGAAACATCATGGCCCAGACCAGCTACACTGCATCGCCAGCCGTCGCCTACGCAGGACTCGAAGGCGACATTCAGCCCGCACGCAAGGCCGCCAAGGTGAACGAAGAATCGTCTGCGATCCCGTTTGGCGTCGCAGTCAAGCGCGGGACATCAGAGAACAAGGCGAAGCTGCCAGCCACTGCGGCCGATGAGATCATCGGCGTCGTGCTCTCGACCTATGCGGCCGACAACCAGGCGCTCGCCCAAGCGGCCGGCGTCGCCGCGGCCGGCCAGATGACCATCATCGAGGAAGGCGATGTGTTCGTGAAGGTCGAGGAAGCCGTCGCAGTCGGCGACCAGGTGTTCGTGCGCTTTGCCTCCGGCAGCGGGACCCAGCTCGGCGCCTTCCGCAAGAGCATCGACAGCAGCACGGCGCGGCGGCTGCCGGGTGCTGTCTACGAGACCGCGGCCGCACAAGACGGCTACGCGCTCGTCAGGCTAGGCAAGACCGTCGACGGCCACACGGAGCTTCAGACGCTCTCTTACGACCATGCGGTCGCGACCGATGTCGACCAGACGACCAAGATCTTCACCACTCCGCCGGACAGGTCGTTCGTGATCGACAGCGTCGGGTACACCAACCCGACCGGTCTCGCCCAGGACGCGACGAACGTTTTCAACATCAAAGTCATGAACGGTTCCAACGTGGCGGCGAACTGGGACACCACGACCGGACAACAGGGAACCCTGACGGCCGATACGCCCGTCGAATTGGTCAAAGGTACCTTGGCGAATCGTACGGTGCCTCCGGCCACGACCGTCTCGCTCTTCCTTGACCACAGCGGAACCCAGACCCTGCCGGCTGGGCGCGTTTGGATCCGAGGCTACTACCTGTAGGCGCATGCGCCACGGGACAACGAAAAACGGAGATCACCATGTTGCATCAGTTGAGATTGGACGCCGCCGAGAACGCCTTCTTCCTGCGCGAGTTGGAGAACGTCGAGGCGCGTCTGTACGAGACCTCCTACCCGGAATTGAAGTATGACCGGTTGATCCCGACCGAGAATGGCTTCGATCCCGGTGCTCTGTCGCTGATCTACCGCGAGCTGCGGCAGGTGGGCGGCGCCAAGGTGATCTCCGACAAGTCGAAGCGCCTGCCGCGCGTCGACATCGTCGGGACCGAGAATGCGACCCCGGTGAAGCCCCTCGGGGCGTCCTTCGGGTACTCCATCCAGGAGCTCAAGGCCGCGGCCAAGGTGGGTCGCTCACTCGACCAGGCGCGCGCCAACGCGGCGCGTGAGTCCATCCTGCGCCTCCTCGACTCGATTGCCGCCATCGGCGACAGCGAGTCAGGCATCAAGGGCCTGCTCAACCACTCCTCGGTGACCGGCACCACGGCGCCAGCAACTGGCACCGGAAGCTCGACGCATTGGCACGACAAGACCGCCGCCCTGATCTTGGATGACCTCAATCTCGGGGTCTCGACCATCCGGGGCAACACCCTTGGTGTTGAAGCACCAGACACGCTGCTATTGCCAGAGGCGGAGTACACGCGAATCGCGCAACTGAGAGCAGACACCACCAGCGATCTGACGGTGCTGAAGTTCTTCTTGGCCACAAACCCCTGGGTCAAGAACGTCGAACCCTGGCACTACCTCTCGACGGCAGGCGGCGGATCGACCCAGCGCATGTTCTTCTACCGTCGCGACCCGAGCAAGGTGAAGCTGCGCAACCCGGGCGGGTACGAGCAGCTCCCACCGCAAGAGGACGGCCTCGAGTTCGTGGTTCCATGCTGGATGACCACCGCGGGTATCATCTTCTACAAGCCGCTCTCGGCCTACTACCTGGACGGCATCTAGGACGGACCGCGCCATGAAGATGATCATGCTCACGAAGGAATCCGACCTGGGCCTGAACGGCAATGAGATCGTGCTGAAGCCCGGCCTCAACGGTATCGACGATGCCGTATGGGAGAAGGTCGGAAGCCTGGAGATGACGAAGATCCTCCTCTCCAAAGGCATCATCACCGAGGTTGCGCCGGCGGCACCGCAGAAGATCGAACCCGAGCCCATTAAGACCGTCGAGGTTGCGCCGGTGGCCGAGAAGCTCACAGGGGCGACGACACCAGAAGGACAGCCACAGGCGCCAGACACCATCACCGACGCTGTGATGCCCCACAGGGGCAAGCACTGGCGCAAAGGTCGTGGATGAGTGTCACTGCAAGCGACATCAGAGATCTGCCCTCTGGCGAGTTCTCTTCTCTCACGGATGCCGTCATCAACCGGTTCCTCGCGGAGGCAGGTCGAGAAGTAAACGCCTCCGTCTGGGGTGATCGTTACGACGACGGGATCCTCTACCTCGCAGCGCATCTGCTTGCGTTCGCCAAGAAGGGCGCGACCGGGCCCGCCGGGCCCGTCACCTCCGAGACTGCCGGCCCGTTGTCCATCTCATACGGCGGCGCGGCGACCGCGTCTGATGCTGCCTTGGCTTCCACTTCCTACGGCCGGCGCTATCTCGAGATCGCTCACACTCTCTTCGGGCAGTTGGTGCTCTGATGCCGAGCCAGCTCATCGAAAAGGACCACGGCTGGAACGCACTGATGAAAGAGGTGCATAGGGCCCGCGACACTGACCCGCACGTCCGAGTCGGCATCATGGGTGAGGCCGCGAGCGAACAGCATGCGAAGTCGGACTTCTCGAACGTCGACGTCGCAACCGTCCAAGAGTTCGGCACCCTCGACGGCCACATTCCCGAGCGTTCCCACGTGCGCGCCACCATCGACGAAAACGGCGCGACCTACCACGACCTCGCGAAGACACTCTATCGGCGCGTACTCGAGGGCGAGCTCGGCCTGCATCAGGCGCTCGGGATCTTCGGCACGAAAGTCGCCTCCGACATGAAGCGCAAGATCCAGCGCGGCATCGATCCGCCACTTGCCGAGTCGACCATCCGCGCCAAGCAATCGAGCAAGCCGCTCATCGACACCGGTCAGCTCATCGGCTCGATCACCTACGAGGTCAAAGCGGCATGAACCTCTCGGGGATCATCAGTTCTTTCGCGCTGCCTGGCGGGCTTGAGCTCACTCGTTACGAGGCCGGGTTCTTCTCACACGGCCAGCACGTGGAGGGAGCGACGAGTGAGGTGAAGGTTGACCCCATCGCGGTCTACCCGGCCAAGCCACAGGACGTGCTCGCGCTCCCGGAAGGCCTCCGCTCCGAGGAGGCACTGACCCTGCTCAGCTACGAAGAATTGCGAGCTGCAAAGGCCCCAAGCGGAGCCAAGGGCGACACGTTCACCTACGGCGGCGAGGATTTCGAGATCCGGGCGGTCGAGCATTGGGAGGTCGCGGGCTTCTACCGTGGAGTGGCCACCAAGGTGTCGCAATGAACTGGACAACCATCCAGAACGCGATCCATGACTGGTTCGAGACCGCCACGGGCATCACCGCGATCTGGGCTGACCAGAACGCACCAGAGCCAGGCTATCCCTACGCCACCCTGAACATCATCAGCGGCCCGATCAAGGTGGGCATGGATGAGCTCGTGCAGAGCGAGGACCTCACACGCGCAGGCAACGTGAAGGTAACGCCGGTTGCGCACGACGCCACGACCTACACCGACACCATCAACGGCACGGCCTACTCATACCTCTCCGGTGCTGGTGCCACGGTCGCTGAGATCTGCGCCGGCCTCGTTGCAGCCATCACTGCCGGGTCGCAGCCGGTGACCGCGACAGACCACGGCACCTATTACACCGTGGAGACCAATGAGGCCGGCGAGACCTTCACGCTCGTCGTCGACGCGAACCAGACCTGGGTCAACGTCGACCTTGGCCACGAGATCGAGTTCAAGGCCGCTGGACCCCGCACCATGACCGTCTCTTGCCAGGTGATGGGCGAAGGCGCGCTCGGGTACATCACGCTTGCACAACAAGCCCTGAGCCTGCCCTCGGTGTTGGCCGCTTTGCTCGCCGCAGGCCTCGGCGTCATCGAAGCTGGCCCCATCACCAACATCACGGCGATCGCCAACGCTCGGCGTCTCTCACGCCACTCGATGGACGTGCGCTTCGCTCTCGGCTCGGAGATTGCCGAGCAGACCGGCTACATCCAGACGACCGAGGTCACGTCTGACTTCGGCACCATCGATCCTGACCTGCAACTGGACCACGAAATCATCGGAGATTGACCATGAGTCTCGAAGACGTTTGCAAAGTGGACATCAGCGTTGAATCGGCATCCGTGACTCAAGCCGGATTCGGGGTGCCGCTCATCCTTGGCTACCACACGAAGTTCGCCGAGCTGACGCGCTACTACACCGTGCTCACGGGCATGGTGAGCGACGGCTTTGCTGTCACGGATCCAGAGTACCTGGCAGCCAGCGCCGCCAAGTCTCAGGATCCATCCATCGTTGGCTGGAAGGTCGGTCGCCGGACGAGCGCACCCGCGCAGATCGTCAATCTCACTCCGGCAGCAGCGAGTACCAAGATCTACACGCTGAAAGTCGGGCGGACATCGACGAAGACCTACAACTTCACGTCCGACGAGACGCCGCTGGTGAAAGAGATCGTGGAGGGCCTCAAGGCGCTGTACGACGCAGATCCTGTGAGCGGCGTCACCTGCACCGAGGATGACGTGAAGCTGATCCTCACAGGATCATCTGGGGTCTGGTTCCTCTACGAGGTCAGCGACAACAGCGGCAACGCCAACGGCATGGGTCTCTGGACTGTCGCGGATGTCTCGGCCGACACAGGCATCGCAACCGATCTCGCCAGCTGCCAGCTCGCAGATCCCGACTGGTACGGCCTGATTCTCACCCATCAGAATGCCGCCGAAATCGCGGCCGCGGCAGCTTGGGTCGAAGCGAACAAAAAGATGTTCGTATTCAGCTCCGCCGACACCATCTGTAAGACGTCGAGCGCGGCTGACATTCTCACGACGGTTAAGACCGCCGCCTACGCGCGCACGGCCGGCATGTACCACCAGAAGTCGCATCAGTTCGCGGGCGCGGGATGGATCGGGAACTGCTTCCCGGACACCCCAGGGTCGAGTGACTGGGTCTATAAGACTCTCGCTGGCGTCGATTCCTCTATTCTGACTGACAGCGAGAAGGGTTACATCGTCGGGAAGCACGGCAACTTCTACGAGAATTTCGCCGGCATAAACCAGACATTCTGGGGCAACACCGCCGCCGACTCACCGATTGATGTCACGATCCTGACCGACTGGACGCGAGCCCGCCTCCAGGAAGGCGACATCGCGATCAAGGCGGCGTCTCGCAAAGTCCCATTCACCGATGGAGGCATTGGGAAGATTGACTCGATGATTCGTGGCGTCCTCCAGCAAGGCGTCGACAACGGCGGGTATGCCACGGATCCACCATTCGTCGTCTTTGTGCCCAAGGCCATGGACGTTCCTGAGGCAGATCGAGCGCTCCGGAAATTGACGGGGGTTCGTTTTTCGGCGCGATTTGCTGCCGCCGTCCGCATAACGCAGATGACCGGGACCCTGACCACCTAAGCGGTGCAACATCGAGAGGAATTGAGCCATGAGCGACCCCAAGATTTACGCCCCTGACCAGGTTGTGGCCATTTTCGGCACGCATGAGATCAAGGGCTACGCAGACGGCACCTTCATCAAGGTCTCGCGCAAAGAGGATTCCTTCACGGGAAAATGCGGAGCAGATGGCGAAGTTGTGCGCGCACGCAACGCGAACAAGATGGGCGAGGTGGTATTCACCCTCATGCAGACCTCCGCGAGCAATCTCTGGCTGGCGACGGCTCTGGCCGCTGACGAACTCGCCCCGAACGGCGTGAGCGTCTTCGCGTTTCTCATGAAGGATCTCCTCGGCTTCACCCTCCATCAGGCGAAGAGCGCGTGGATCGTGAAACCAGCGGACAGTGAGTGGGCGAAAGAAGCCGGGACGCGCGAGTGGAAGCTCGAATGCGCCAAGCTGAGCATGTTCGAAGGTGGCAACCCGTAGGAGGTGATCTGTGGGTCGTCAGGCGTTCAAATCCAATCCCATCGACGGATTCACGTACGAGGTGATGCAGCTTTCCGCCGGCGCCGGGCTGCGCATGGCCTCCGAGCTCGCTAAGATGGTGGTTCCGTCCATTGGCGCGGTGGCAGGCTCCTTAGATTTCTCCAAGGGCATCGCAAAGGCTTTCGGTTCGAAGATCGACGGCGCCATGCTCGAGCATGCAGCGGCAGCTCTGGCCGCAAACCTAGACTCGCCAAAAGTCCAAGCCATCGTGAGCGAGCTGGCGAACACGACCAACATCTTCGGCCCAGGCTTTGGTGACGCCGGTGCGCCCCTCAGGGTCCACTTCGACGACCATTTCGCGGCGAGGTACGGGGCACTCGTGCAGTGGCTCTGGTTCGCGCTGAAGGTGAACTTCGCGAGTTTTTTCGACGGCTTGCCGGCCCTAAAGACCGGCCTCGCGTCAGCGTCCCCAGTGCTGCCAGGTCTACCGTCCGCATCCCGGAGCACCTGACCTGGCCTGTGTGGCGGCTCGTGGTCAACAGAGTCGCGAGCTTGGAGGAGATAGAGCGATGGTGGTCAGTGATGGATCTGTTGGACGCGAATGAAGCACTCGACCTGCAGATCGCCGCTGACTTTGAGAAGGCTGGAGGTGGCAAATGATGGTCAAAGAGCTGGTTGCCAAACTCGGCCTCGACTTCAACCAATCCGATTTCGACAAGGCTGACGCGGCCCTGAACGGATTGAAGAGCGCCGCCACGATGCTGGTGAGCATCTTCGCCGCTGGCAAGATCGCCTCGGGCATCAAGTCTATCGTGAGCGGCACCGTCGACGCGGCCGAGAGTGTCCGCCTGCTCTCCGAGCGACTTGGAGTGAGCACCCAGAAGCTCCAGGAACTGACCTATGCCGCCGGTCCCCTGGGCGAGGAGGGCCTTGCCAATGGGCTCCGCTATCTCGCGCGGAACGCCGCGGAAGCAGGCAAGGGCAACACCGAAGCCGCAAAGGCCTTTCGGACCCTGGGTGTCCACGTGCGCGATGCGAATGGGCAGCTCTTGCCCGCGGATGAGCTCCTCACGCGCGTTGCCGACGGCATGCAGGGCATGACGAACGACACAGAGCGTGTCGCTCTTTCGATGCAACTGTTTGGCCGTGACGGCAGCCGCATGATCAACATGCTCAAGGATGGCAGTGCCGGGCTTGAGGCGATGGGAGCGGAGGCCCGCGATCTTGGCTACGTGATGAGTGGCGAGCTCATGGCCGCGACCGACGAAAACCACAAGGCACAGAGACGACTCAATGTGTCGCTGATGGGGTTGCGCAACACCATCGCCGCAAAGCTCATCCCCGGAGCGACCTGGCTGCTCACGACGCTGCTGGCCATGGTCAAGCGCTTCCGCGAGCTTCTGGCCGGCTCGAAGATGGTCGAGGTCGCGATCACGGGGATCACCATCGCCATGGGTGCGATGGCGGCCGTCGCATCGTTGAGGCTGTTCTCAGCTCTCGGCTCTCTGGCGATGTCGGCTCTGTCCCTGGCTGGAGCCTTCGGGGTCGCGGGAAGAGAGTTGCTCATCATGCAACTCAAGGCCAGCCTTATAGGCTTGGTCATCTTGGGCCTCGCGGCCGTCATTGCCCTGCTGGCGGATGAGATTTGGACGTTCTTCACTGGCGGCGAGACGGTGATGGGTGACCTCGGAAAGGAGATCGACCACTGGTACGAGCGGTTTATGAAGATGGACTTCTCGCAGCATCCGATTCTTGGTTTTCTCCGCGAGGTGTTGTGGGCACTGAACGAAGCGAAAGCAGCCGGCTTCGGCTGGCTCATGAACATGATGGGTGAGAAAGGTAGTGAAGGACCGGCCAACGCTGAGTATTGGGCGCGGATGGCAGAGCAGGGCATCTACCTCAAGGGTTCGCCACAATACGCGGAACTGATGGGACAATATCCAGGTGCATCCACTGCGACACCTGGCAGTGTGCCTGCCGTCGCCCCGACCGTGACTGCCAGTTCCGGGGCCGTCGGGAATTGGTTCCAGGGACAATTGAGGGAACTCGGCATCCTGGCTCCCCGCCATGCATCGGTCAATACCAACGTAACGATCAACGGCGCGGACAAGAATCCTGAGCAGATTGGCTCCGCTGTCGCGAACGCCATTGACGAGCACCTCAAGAACTGGGTCGAGACGCAGGCGAGCGACTTGCTGCCGCGCGCAGGTGGAACATGAGCAGTCTGGTCGGGATCATTGGCGAAGGCCAAGGCGCCACCTTGGGCTCCATGACCGCCGAGCCCTACATTGCCGTCACCCTCGACGCCACGGTGAACGAGGTCTTCACGGCCAGCGCATCGGTGACTGAGAACCCGGTCGAGGATGGCTCCAACGTCTGTGACCACGTGCGTGAAGAGCCTGACGAGCTCCAGATCGAGGGCATCATCAGCAACACGCCCATCATGCCAATGGCCTCGCTCTACAACGTTCCGACACGAGCAGAAGACGCTTACTCGGCGCTTCTGGACCTCATGAGCGCACGGGCGGCGATCACCGTGTCGACGCCAAAGGGCGACTACGAGGACATGGTGATGACGAGCCTCTCTCGCACCAGGAATGCCGCGGCCGGCGATGCGGTACAGGTGACGATGAAGCTGCGCAAGATCCGCAAGGTGGCGAGCACCGAAGTTGGAGCACCGAAGCGGCCGGCAACAGTGCAGAAGAAGAGGAAGCCGCTCGGCAAACAGCCGACAGCACCGGCCAAAAACCAGAGCTTCCTGAGAGCGCTCTCGGGAAGATGATCATGGCGCTGCTCATCATCCCCACCCGCACCGACCTGGACAACTACGAGATGAGCGTCGAGCTCGACGGCGCCACCTACCAATTCATCTTCGCGTGGAACTACCGGGACCAGGCCTGGTACTTCTCCATCGCCGACTCCGACGGCGTGCCCATCGCCAGCGGGGTCAGGATCGTCGTCGACTGGATCTTGCTCAAGCACATCTCCGATTCGCGTAAGCCACCCGGCACGTTGGTCGCCATCGATACCGCCGGCACCGGCGTTGACCCAGGTCTTACCGAGCTCGGCGACCGCGTGCAGCTCATGTACCAGGAGGCCGCGGCATGAC